CAAACCGAAACTCAACTTAGGACTGTTAAAATGGCTAATACAATTGACCAAGCCTTCATCAAGCAGTTTGAGACTGAAGTTCACATGGCGTATCAGCGCATGGGTTCCAAGCTACGGAACACTGTTCGCTCTACAAATGTGTCAGGCTCAACGGCTCGATTCCAAAAAATCGGTACAGGCACAGCCTCTACCAAATCTCGCAATGGTGACGTTTCCACAATGGAATTGGCGCACACTAATGTCGAAGTAACAATGACCGATCACTATGCGGCAGAGTTAATCGACAAACTTGACGAATTGAAAATGAATATCAATGAACGTCAAGCTGTTGCACAATCTTCCGCTGGTGCGTTGGGTCGTAAGACTGACGAGCTTATCATTGCTGCAATGGACGCAGGCGCAAACTCTACTCAAGTAGCCGATACAAGTGGCGCATTGGGTAAAGCAGACTTGCTAACATTGTTTGAAACATTCGGCACTGCCGATGTGCCAGAAGACGGACAGCGCTATATTGCCATGTCCCCTGCTGGCTTTGCTGACTTGTTTAATATCAACGAGTTTGCATCTTCTGACTTTGTTGGCCCGCAAAACTTGCCGTTTGCTGGCGGTATGACAATGAAAGAGTTTTTGGGATTCAAAATCTTTTCAACGTCTGCTGTGGCTGGTGGTAAGAACTTTGCCTACCATACTACCGCTATCGGTATTGGTGTTAACTCTGACGTATCTACAGAAGTTAACTATGTACCAATGAAAGTTGCACACCTTGCAACCTCAATGATGTCAATGGGATCAGTAGCCATTGATGATAATGGTATCTATGAAGTCTTAGATAACAACTAAAAATGGTGGGGGCTTCGGCCCCCATTCATACAAGAGGTTGATATGGCAAGTACGGCAGCAAACACTGGCATTGATATTTGTAGCAGAGCTTTAATCCTAATCGGAGCAGAGCCTATTACATCATTTGATGATGATACTACAGAGGCTTTGGTATCGAGTAATATGTATGAAGACATTGCTCGTCTAAATTTAACGACTACTCGTTGGCGCTTCTCAACAAACCAAGCGGTCTTAAACAGGCTAACCGATGCGCCTACTGGTCGATTCGGTTCAGCATATCAGCTTCCTTCTGGCTATCTGTTTGTTCACGCTGTCACTGTAAACGATTCTCAAATTGAGTATGACATTTATGGAAACAAAATATTCTGTGATGCATCGGCTCAAGATGAGCTAGTAATTGATTATACCTATAGAGCCCAAGAGCCAGATTGGCCTTCATACTTTTCAATATGCGTTGAGTATGGAATGGCATCTGTATTCGCTACAGCAATTGCAAGAGATCAATCTTTAGCAGCGCTTATGAACCAGCAATATGAGCGCATGATGGCTAAGGCTCGTTCAATAGATTCACAACAACAGAGTACACGCAAACTCATTACTTCCCGATTTATCTCTAACAGGAGAAGCTAATGCAGAGAGCAAGAATACCGCTGACAAACTTTCAGTATGGTGAGATTAGTCCGTCCCTTTCATCGAGGACGGATTCAGCTATTTATAACTCTTCTGCCCAAAGCGTTAAGAATTTCTTTCTTATGTCAGAGGGAGGCGTTCAGAAGAGAGGTGGCTTTAAGGCGCTGCATGACTTCACTGACATTACAGAAGACACAAGTGTTGAGCAGCAAGTTAGAATTATACCTTTTAACTTCTCAGATGATGAGCAGTACATCGTAGCTTTGAGCAATGGTAAGGCTCAGTTCTTTTTCATTCACCCAACGACAGGCGCTGTAACTAGCGCAACCACTGTGACTACAGACATTGATGGTTTAACCCTACCCTGGACTCAACAGTATCTGCATGAAATTACATATGCTCAAGGCGGAGATATTCTTTTCTTAGCGCATCCTACCTTTCAAACGCAGCAAATAGTTCGTACTGGTTTGAGTAGCTTTGAGGTTCAACCTTTTGAGTTTCAAGTGCGTGCAGGTGGCGCAAAGGTTTATCAACCTTACTTTCAGTTTCAATCTAGTGGCGTAACACTAGATCCCTCTGACACAACAGGTAACATTACACTGACAACAAGTGCGCCTTACTTTGACACCACTGGAAAACAAGATGGTGTTAAACTCTACTATCACGGCTCAGAGATAACAATTAACTCTGTAAGTTCTGCCACAGTAGCAAATGGAACAGTAACAGATGAGCTAGTAGCTTCTCTGGATGCTGATGCAATTAGAACCGTTGACGGCTCTAGCACTGTTAAGATTACACAAATCAATCACGGAATGGCAATTGGTGACAGCATTACAATAAGAAATGCTACAACAGTTGGCGGTATAAACGCAGGTCAAATTAACGGTACAAGATCAATAACTGGGATTGTTGATGAAAATGTTTTTGAAGTAACCGTTGGCGCATCTGCAAACACTACAGAAGATGGCGGTGGCAACATTGAGATTGTTACCCACGCTGCAACTCAACAATGGTACGAGCAGTCCTATTCTGAAATGAGGGGATACCCTGCGGCTGTTGGATTCCATGAGAACAGGTTGTGGTTTGGCGGTACGATTTCTCAGCCTGATACAATATGGGCAAGTAAGTCTGGCTTGTATTATAACTTCGATATTGGCACAGCACAGGACAACGATAGCATTGAGCTTGTAATGAGCATTGGTGAAGTGGCTACTATACGACACTTTGTTTCCAATCGTGACATTCATATATTTACCGCTGGCTCTGAGTTCTCAATACCAACATTTCAGAACCAAGCGATCACACCAACTAACGCTGTGGTAAAAAGGCAAACCTCCTTTGGAAGTAGCTTCTCTAGGCCACAGCCTTTCTATGGTGCCACGCTATTCACTCAGTTTGGTGGCAGCACTATTAGGCAGTTTGTCTACAGTGATTCAGAAGATGCTTACAAGTCAGATCCAATCTCCCTGCTATCAACCCACCTAATCAAAAGTCCGATTCAGTCTGCGGTTACTATCAGCGAAGTGGGCGCATCTGATGCTGCTGTATTCTTTCTAAACAATGACGGAAGTTTAATTACTTATAACTTAAACCGCGTTGAGAATATTGCTGGGTGGACTACGTTTTCAACGAATGGGAAGTTTCACTCTATAGCATCTGTTGCCGATCATCTATTTGCTGTGCTTAGTGTTGATATGGGCAGCGGTTCTAATAGCTATATGCTTTGCCAGTTAGACGAAACGTCCAACTTGGATTGTTCTGACGAGTACACAGGAACGGCTGGCGTGTTCAATGTGTCTAACTTCTTTGAGGATGGCGCTATACTCGATGTAGTCAGTGGCTCCGATTACTTAGGTAAGTTTACAGTAGCTAGTGGAAACCTAGACGTTTCAGCAATTGACCCTACGGCAACCTCATGTGAGGCTGGCTTTGCCTTTGACGTTGAGCTCAAGACAAATCCAATTGATATTAATACGAGGGCTGGCCCCGTAACTGGAAAAAGAAGAACGATTGGCAGCGTAACCGTTAATATGACTGACACTCTTTCCGCTTCTGTTAATGGCGTTAAGCTCATTATTAGAAAGACAAACAGTGACTTTAGTCAGCAGAGAGTTCCGTTTACTGGCAATAAAGAGTTTAGATTGCTGGGTTACAATCGAGATCCACAAGTAACACTTACACAAACCGCACCATTGAGTTTGCAAGTTAATGGTCTAGTAGCGGAGGTATCTTTCTCATGAGCATAGAGCTAGTTACTCTTGGCCTTAGTCTTTTTGGCGCTAAAAAAAGTTATGACGCTAGTAAAGAGGCGGCTAAACAAGCAAAGGAAGTCGGCCAGCTTGAAGGGCGTCAGTTTGTAAATGAGCTATTCTTAGGGAAAGCACAGGCTATTGGCGCTGCAAATCAAAGGCGACAAGAGCAAACTGAAGCTGAGGCAAGTAACTTTGCGTTTCTTATAGGTAAACAGGGTAGAGACGATAGATCAGTCGATGCTTTCCTAAAGAGAAATCAAGAGATTGCAGACGAAGACATAGCAAACATTGATCGGCAAACTGAAATACTTTCAGCTAAGTATGCAACACAAGCAGCTGTTGCCTACACATACGGTCAAAATACTGCGTCTGGTCTTAGGGCTCAAGCTACAGCAAATCTGCTTACCAATATGTCCGACATAGCCCAGAATATGAGCCCCGGTCTTGTTAAGAGCCTTACTCCCGGTAATAAGGACACAGCATAATGCCAATAATTAGAGAGAAAAAACAGAGCAGAAGCGCAGGGCCAGTTGGTGTTGTAAGAATGAACCTTGGAGGTACTGAAAAGTATTCTCGAATTGCTGATGCCACTCAAAAACTCACAACACTTAGCGTTAGTGAAATGAGTAGACAGTCACAGTTAAAGGGTCAGAGGATGGCACAGGATGTTGATCCTAGTCAAATCCTTGCGCTAAACCCTGAGACCGGAAAACCAAAGGCATTAGATTGGGTCGGAGAAAACCGTCTGTTTGGTCGCGCTGGTGCGGAAGCATATGAGCGCGTTGTCCAAGAGCGCTTTCAGTCTTCTATGGAAACTGAGCTTAAGACAAAAGCCAATGAGATTGCGCTTAAGTTTAAGAACAATCCGTATGGAGCAGAGCAATACAAGCAGCAGATGGACGAGTACCTAAAGTCCATGGCTCTTAATTCTGAGGTAGATGGTAAGGCAACTTACTACACCAACTTTATTATGGATCAAGGCCAGCAGTACATTGCTTCAACCACCCTTCACATGCAAGAGCAGCAGATCAACAGACAAAGACAAGCTACGGCTCAATCTATTGTTGATATTAGCGCTGATAGAATAGATGCGGTTAGGCAGTATGCAGAGCTAGGGAAAGATGCTGGACCGCTTATAGATTCAATCCTAGAGTCTATTGGTGATGGAGAAAGTTCTTTTCTTTTGAATCAAGGCTCTTCTGCCAAATACGAACAAGCTGTTGCTGTTGCATATGCTGAAGGTGTAATCGCTAAAACCTTTGGTGATTTATCACATGAGTCTGCTGGGAATGTATCTGATGCAATTACACTAGGAGACCCCTCCTCTCTTACAGTGCGAGAGCGAAAAGTATTCGATGAAGCCTCAAAATATATGGTTCGGTCTGTTGATGTTGGAAATGGTAGAACTGCTAGGGTGCTGGACTATGAAGCATTGTCAGCTGTATCTGCCTACGCATCGCAATCTGCTGCTGATGTATTGAATGATTATACCTCTGAAATAAGGGCAAGTCGTTTTCTAATTAAAAAGAACTCTGAGTTGATGGTTGAAGACTTCACCTCTTCAATGTCAGATGCTATTTCGCAATTCGAGAACCCTGACCTTAATACGGTTGCTGTATATAGCTCGATCATTAATACATTTGAAAATCAAAAAGTACACTTAAGAAATGCAGGTCTTAGAAATGAGCTTTCGGTTGCGGAGTATACAAATCAAGTTCAACAGATTAGAGAGGCATCTTCAAAACAACTAATGCTTGTTGCCTTCGACAACGCAGAAGGAAGTCCTGTTGAAATTGGCAGAATGATTAATGAGGCTCTTGATACAGGAGATACAACTGATTTTACAGGAACCTCTAAGGCTGCGCTTGATACTATCCTTCAAATTACAACTTCGGCGGACAATGGATTTCTTGATGCAGTAAGTTCTGATTTTGTTTCTAACGATGCTAGGTCTTCTGCAAAGTATGCGGCAGAGCAAGGGTTGTATCAAAAAGAAATATTAACCAAGTACCTTAAACTTATCGGGGCTGCGGGAAGCACTCAGGAATCGGGCGAGTTGCTCGAGGAGTTTATGTCAAGGATTGATGGCTTTGAGTTTCTTTCTACGACTCAAAGACAGAACTATAAGAGCGAAGCAATGAATCAGTCTGTAAAGGTGTTCCTTGCTTCTAAGCTAACAGGTTTAGTAGAAGCTGAAGATCCTTCTGGAACAACCATTAGACGTAAGATTAATTCTAATGATCTAGCCATTGCTGCTGAGTATGCAGCAACTGGGAAAAAAGAAGGTGTCCCAACTTACATCACTGACATGGTAGACCTTGCAGAATCTAAAGAGGGATCGCCGGGTTATACGGAAACTAGATTAACTCAACTTACTTCCCGCGTATCAATTCGTGAAGCTAAACAAGCTGAGAGAGTTAAAAATGAAGCTATAGTTTCGAACCTTCTATCTAGTATGGTTGTTGAAGACACTGGCCCAAATCGCAAGGTTGCTGAGAGCTTAATTACCGCAGGCATGGAAGACCCAGACGCATACTTTAGAAGCACTGAGCTTTTAAACCCTAACAATCCCTCCACTCGCGGTTTGTATAAAATTATTGAGTCTGGTGTTGTGCCTCCAATGCTTGCAAGTAACTTCAAGCAACTTGCTAATGGCACGTTTACTGGAAATGACAACGAGGCGCGAAGCCTTATTGCTTTGTACGCGCACTTCTCAAGGCAGCCGAGAGATAATCTCTTTATAAACAACTGGAATAATACACAGCTAAGTTCTGACACTAAAGCTAGGTTAGAAACTATCTCAATTCTGTCTACTTCGTTAGAGGCTCCAATACAAAACATTGCAAATCAACTTGTAGAAGCTACAACCCCAGATGCTAATAAGGCTAGGCTTGCTGCTTTTAAGGACGATAATGGCTCGAATAGCGACATTGAGTTTGTATTAAATTCCGTCCCTGATGTTGCTACAAATCCTGAAGCACGAAAGCTATTGGTTAGTTTGGCAAAATATCTTCATGGGCCAATGTCATCGGGCGAGATAAGTGATGTGTTAGAGGATTATTACAAAGCTACATTTACCGACACTGAAGGCTACGTCAAAGACTTTGCTTCGCTTTCTGGCTTTCATTCTCAACATTCTTTAAGCAATGTCTTTAGAAACTCAGACTTAAAGAGATTCTTTATTGATAAGGTCAATGTCGATATTGCAGATGCTTTTGCAAGGGCCGGACTCAAGGGCGGTGGAAGGTATATATCTAACAAGGCCATACAGAACAGAGCCTTTTTAATGCCAATGGGTTCATCTAGTGGGGGAGCTGCAAACTACATGCTGGTTGAGCAAAGCTCTGGAACTATTATTCCAGTAGTTAACCCAATGAGCGGAATACCCTTTCAGTTCAGCAGCCATGAACCAGACGTTCTCGAAAAAGCTCTAGCTCTTTCAGTACAAGAGAGTGATGTAAATGACGTTCAGACATTTGAGGATGTTTTAGATTTGCGAACAGCAGAGTCCAATAGACAAACAGGTGGTGCAAGTAGTATTAGTACCAGCCCCGGTGTGACAGACATTTCGGGCGCTGTTATGGAATTGTTAGGCGGTAACTAATGACAGTTGATTTAAGATACTCAGTCTTTCCTCGACAAACTTATCCAGATGTTGCTGTAGAAGGCACCTCTTGGGAGCCTGAGATGTGGCAAGTAATGCGCGGATCATGGGATTACAGCTACGGCGGTATGGTTGACCACGTTAGAAATCAGCAGCGCTTTGGACATCTTGAGATGGACTTGGAATACAATCCGCTAGATGACATAGAGGGATACGAGGAATACTTTGATAGCTTAGTTTACGCTAAGAATGCAGAGCATATGAGTGTTCTTAAAAATCAGATTAGCGAGAGAAATAAATCCAGAGAAATTCTGGCTAATGCTACCCTGACGCAAGGATTAACTGCTGGTCTGATAGACCCAATTAATTTAATTGCGCTACCTTTCGGTGGGCCGGGTGTTGGCTTGACTAGATCGTTTATACAGGGCGCTGCGTCTACTGGCCTTGTTCAAGCCGCTTTGGAATCTGGAAGATATGCTGCTGACCCTACAGCTACCGCTGGTGAATTTGGAATTAATGTTGGTGCCACTGCTGTTTTTGGTGGTATTGTTTCCTCAGCAACAAGCATACCCCTTACTCGTCGAGCCGCTGCAATAAAGAACTATGAGCAAACTCATGCAGATTTTCTTGAGGCTGCTGGTATATCAGACAACTTAAATGCAATGACTGCTGAAGAGTTTTCTACAAGAACATTGCGCGAAAATCGTGACTTTGGCTCTTCATCTGACAGCGAAATATCTTTGGAGATTCAAAACCAAGAGGGCCGAGTGTTTGGCATAGATCAGAATTTACCTGATGTAGAAGATGAAATCTTTGCAGCACAACAAATATATGATTCAGAGGGTGGATCGAAGCCATCTCAGCTTGAGGAGCTAGAGGGGCTGCGTGCAAAGAAGCAAGCAATGCTCGATCAAAAAGAAGCGTCAGAAACTATGATCTCATCGCTAAAGTATGAAAAGACTTTGCGCTCTATTGAGGATGCAGAGTTAGATAACATTGAGAACCCCTACGACTTTGACTCTAATATGTTTATTAACAGTCCTTTGTTTAAGTTTGTAACAACTCCTATGAAAAGGATATTGCAATCAGACGTTACAAATGCTGGCAAGAAAGCCATACTACAACTGGCAAATGATAGCGGGTTAGCGTTGGTTGCAAACAGGCTTGGTCAAGCGATAGGCCCATCTGTTTATCAAAGAGCAAAGATAATGGAGGCCGAGTGGGTGCAGGCTCATAGGAAACTGCAAAACTCTTGGGCAAATAGCCTTGGCACTAGAGCGATAGAGCCATTGGGAATTGATGTTACAAACCTTGTTGAACACTCAGGAAAGATTAAGGCTAAGTTCACTGGTACTGACAAATCCAGAACTTATGGAGAGTTTCTAAGGCAGGCTTCAGAGAAAAGAATTAAGGGCATTGAGGCCTCTAGTGACTTTGAAAAAGAAGCTATTGAAACTATGAATAAGTTTTATAAGAAGTGGGAAGATCGTCTTGAAGACTCTGGCCTCCTCGGTTCTAAGGCGTCAATCCTAAAGGAAAACAAGATACTTGAGTTAAGAATTGCTGAGTTCGAGGACAAGCTAACAAAGTACAAAAGTGGATCTCGCTCTGCTAAAATGACAAAGAAGCGCATTGATTACTACAGAGACAAGGTTGATGAAAACAACGCAACTATTGAAAGCCTTGGCGATATATTGCCTGCAAACGAAGATGTTTTTTCACCTAGATATTGGAACCTAGATGCGATCAAGAAAGACCGGGAAGGTTTGGAGGCAGTCATTGCTTCTTGGTATAAACAAAACCCAACAGTTTATCAAAATGTAAACGGGACAATGGTAAGG